CGAGATGTTATTTTATAAATACCAATTAATTTATTTTCCATTATATTGATTTAATATCTGATTAATTTCAGAATCACAAAGGTAACGATTTATTGCATGATAGCCTAAAGTTCCTAAATGGAATTGAGTTTCACAACTAAATTTATTTGCAACTTCTACTGGTGCAATATTTAATTTTAAAAAGCTACAAACCCACGCATAAAAAACGTCTTCATTCATATCAGTTTCAGGATTACAAACGTCTAATATTTTTAACATAGCTGATTTATGCCTAAACGATAAACCACCATTACCAACAAAAGGATTAAAGTTCCAGCTTGCTCCAATATAATCATATTCGTAAAAATCTTCAATGCCTTCCCTCAATAGTCTTCTATCTTCTTGAAATATTAAAATATTTTCCTCTTTTATTTTATTCCAAAACTCAATTGATTTTAATAGTTTATTGTAACCTCTAATATCGTTTATTTCTACTACATGAAATTCACAATTAAGCATTTCTTGTAGGTGCCTATTATCTTTTGAACTAAAAATATAAAGCTTTGTATATTTAGGTAAGTAATATAAATGCTCTGTAATTACTTGATATAAACTTACTCTTCTTGTTTCTACTATTACTGCTGCTAATTCATGCATATTTCAATTGTATATATTTTACACTTCCAAACTTCAAAAATTCCATCATAAAAATGATAAATTATCATATCAAAATTTTGTCAAAGTTAGAATGTTTCTTTAAAAAATCAGGCATTTTATTTTTATCATATTGTACAGCGTTCCAAAGGTTAATTGAAACTGGATGCAAGTCTCCAAAATTATTTTCAGGAGTCCATTTGTAAAATACTTTTTCTAAATAATCAGCTTTAATTTCATTTGCGTGTCCGAAACAAGAATATTTATATTCCATTACTGCTTTACTTTGTGCTGTACTAAAATGATAAATGGTTAATGGGCAGTTTAAATTCTGTAATGAATTATGATTATTTAAATTCTCAATTCTTATTGGTCTAAAACCATCTAAACAAACATAATTAAAAGACCTCCAAAAATTAAGATAGCCATTTATTCCATAATACCTTTCATTATGCGTATAAGCGTAATTTAAAGCATTATTTATTTCTGTTGGTTCAAATACTTCGTCAGCATCAATAGTTAATATTAAATCAAATCCTTGCGAATATTTTTTTGCCACACTCCTATGTATATTTTCTGCTCCATAAAATTCAGCTTCATCCCAAATTAATTTATTTCCTAAAACTTCCTCACAAACTTTTCTAATATCTTCTGCTTTGTCAGGACAATTCAAAATTGTTTTAAATCCATGCGAAGGCTTATGTACATAACTGATAACCATTCCTTCAACATGGTCTTTAATTGATGTTAAACTTTCTTTTAAGTATTCTAATCCATAATGGATTGTCATAAAACCCAATGTTTTCATTTTACTAATTTTATAATATTTTCTACCTGATGTTTAAACGTATTTCTATTTAATACTAATTGCTGTCCATTGTATGCAATTTGTTTTCTTTCATCTTCATTTTGTAAATAATAGTCAATCTTATTTTTTAAATCTTCTATTGAATCAAAATAAACTAAGTGTTTATAATTTTCATAATCCTGTTCCATTTCGAGATGCTTATAAGATAAACAAAATGTTCCGCTTCCTAATATTCTCAATAGCCTATCTGAATTATATCTTGCTACATTATAATGACTGCAATTAATTGCAATCTTAGAACCACGATACCATTTAGCTTCCTCAAATTGTGAGTGATTAGCGTTTCCGTTTCCTTTTGCCCAGCGATTGCCAAATAAACCAAATTTACTTTGTAATTTAATACTTAATTCTTTTGCTAAATTAATTCTATATTCAGATAATGGAAAATAACCAGCACCATAATTGTTAGCCATAAACAATACCTCATAATCATTATAAGAATCGCCAATGCTATTGTAAATATTTTCATCATAACCAATTTCAAGATATTCAGAATCATAACCTAATTTTTGCATTTCTCTTACATCTTCCATATTACTGAATGCTGTTAAGCTTACAAAAGGTGCAGCATCAACCATCCATTGTGGTACACTATTTCTTTTGTCTCCAGTCCAATTAATTACATAAGCACCATTGCTTTTTAAATAATCAAAGGTTTGATTACCTACTATGTTTTCAGCTTGTATTTGAAAAAATACAACGTCAGGTTTACATTCATTAAACTTCTGTAAAATCTTTACATTTAAATGCTGTTCGCCTGTACTTAATTCAAAGTAATTTTCACTTCCTAAAACGTCTTTAAATGATTTTTGAAATCCGTTCTCTATTTCAGAAACGCAAAGTCCTATGTGTAATAATTTCATTAGTGGTGAGGAAAAATAAAGTGATATGGTTCGCTTATTCTATCAACTGCTTTATAAGTTCTATGCTGTGATAAATGTAAATGGATTGCATGAATTGTTTTTGAAGGGTTCAATACATTATAACCCGCTTGTTTTAACTCCCACGCAATTCGGTTATCACAGCCTGCAGTTCCTAGATAATAATTTGCATCCTGTAATTTTTTAACTGCTCCATTAAATATCCATGCATCTTGACTGTCTTTTCTATCAAATAAAACAGCAAGTCCATTTTCTTGATAATCCCAACGACTTAAAGCAAAACAGTCATCCTCACGCATAAAACGAGAAAACAAAATTGTTTCATTGAAATAAATATCACTATTTGCAATCACATTAATGCAGTCAGGATAATCGTTTGTTAATTCAAATATCTGTTTGTAGGTTAATCTATCTGTTAAGCTAAAAACCTTATTAAAATGCTTTAATGAATGGTTTAATTTTGAACATGCATCAATTTCTTTTTGTCTTTCAATATTTTCTTGTTGGTAGTATTGAACAAATAAATTAAGTGGCTTAAATTCATATTCGCCATTTACTGCTTTCCTAAAATAGTTTTGTGCTTCCAACTTTATGTTGTTTTCTTTAATCCAATTTGTCAATAGTATAACTCCTTCCGTCACGCATGATGAACAATTTATATTAACTGCATGATTGCATAAAGTTTTGCATAATTCAAACAATTCATTTAATCTTTGTTTTGGATTATCTAAAACAGTTTTAACTTTATTAATTAATTCACTATTCATTTGTTTCTCTTGGTCTTGGTCTTGGCATAATAAAATAAGTTTAACAAATATAAATAAAAAAGCCCCACTAATGTGAGGCTCTTAATAATAAAATTTTATATTAGGTTAAAGCGTCTAAGTAAGCTTGGTTTGTTGCTAAACTTGCTGCTGCATTTACTCTAAACATATTTGGTGCTTTTGTTTGTTCACCGCTTAAAGTAATCATGTATGCAGTTGAATCGTTTAATAAAATACCTGAACCACCCTCACCAGCTGTTGCATTTAATCCTTTTTCAATTCCTAAAACATAAATTTTTTCATCATTGCCTTCCATGAAAACAACAACGTCATCAGCGTTTGCCAATTGATTAAGTGTTTCAAGTTCCGAAGGAGTTGAATAATACAAAGCCATCATTGCTGTATGGTTAAATGTATTAATATTCTCACCAGCAGTTAAAGGAAATGCAAAAGAATTTTTATCACGCTTTCCCGTGAATGTATAAAGTTTAGAAGGTAAAGAACCTACAGTTGCCATTGAAACAGTATTTACATATCCGTTTGAATCAGTAGTGTAAGTAATATTACCTTTCAAGCCAATCCAAACACGCTTATTAACACCACCTACTTTGTTAAGTGCATCACACGCTGGATTTATTCCGCTTATTAAGTCATTACAATTTGTTGCCATTTTTTTATTTAATTAAATTGTTAAGGGAGTGTTTCCACTCCCATTAAATTAGAATCCTGCGAATACGTTTAACTCACCGAATGCATAGTTATAACCAGCCTTGTAACGCAAACGTGTGTAGTTTTTGTCATCTGTTTGGTCATACCACATTTGTACTTGTGAAGTTGAAGTCAAAGTATCTGTAGCCAAATAATGATTATCAGCTTTTGTTAAGATAGCACGATAAGGAGTTGCAATTGCAGCTGGTGAACCAGTAGCAAAATCAGTCGCTAAATACTTATCTAAAACACCTAAAGATACCATTGGAATACCTCTGTAAGTGATACCAGTTAAACCGTTAACTAAAGCATTTCTTTGCTCAACAATTCCATAAGCTGTTGATGAAAGGTATTTAACCCATGCTTTGTAAATGTTATCAGTAACTAATAATACTTTTTGAGAATCTTCAATGAATTTTAATTCATAAGGTTGTACATCGTAAATTTTAGAATCTAAAGTATTAACGATGTTAGAAGTATTAATATCACTTGCAGAAACAGTACCACCATAAACAGTACCATCTCCTGCTAAGTAACCAGCTTTTATCTTTTTGAAAACACCATCAAATTGAGTGTAATCGCTATTGCTTAAAGTTGTATCACCTAAGAACATAACGCGGAATAAATCACGCGCTGCAGCTTCAGCAACTCTTTCAAGTACATAAGCTTCAATTTCAGTTCCTGTTAAGTCATTAATATCAGCACCTTTTTTTCTTACGATTTCTGCAATTGTAGAATCAAATACTGCTGCACATTGTTCTAATTGTGCTTGCATATTTGCAACTGACAAAGTAAATGAACTAACTGCAATACCAGTTCCTGTTTCGGTATTTTGACAAGTTGTAAATTTCTTTGTGATTTTATCCAAGTAATTGTCTTTGTACATAATCTTGTTAGATTGTACATCTTCAACTAATTGAAATCCTAATTGGTCTACTCTTGCATAACCAGCAAGTTTTTTCATAACCAATTCTCTAAATTCTGATTGTTTACCTGTATAAGTTGTAAACGAAGTAACTACTGCCATTTTGTTTTGTTTTTAGTTTTTAATTTTGATTTTTTATTTTATTAATTGCCCATGCTCCAAATGAATTGTCGCTTGTAGCTTCTTTCTTAGTAAAGTCTTGTTCACTTGCTTGGAAGCTTGAACCTTTACCAATAACCACTTTTTTAAGTGATTCAAATTCGTTTTTAAATGCATTAAATTCTGTTTCTGCTTTTGACTTGTCAGCCTTTACAGATTCCAATTCAGAAGTTAAACTTGCTTTTGTTGCTTCTAATTCAGCAATCTTTGCAATTAAATCTTCCATTTTAGGCTCATCTTTATTTTCATCTTTTTTAGCTTCAGCTTCTACAACTTCAGTTACAACACCACCAGCAATTTTAATTACACGATTATTTGCATCTGTATAATCTCCATCAGGTGCTGGACTTTCGTTCCCTTCAGCATCTAATAAATAAGCTGATTTGCCTGTTAAATCTTCTGTTTCAGATTCAACGTATAATAATACTTCATTTCCGCTTGCATCCTTAACTGGCATTTCCATGTTTAATGTAACACCATTTATCATTGCAGCTAACTTCGTGAATGACCTTTTAATCCACGAAACTGATTGCTCGTTTTTATTCATTTTTATTTGTTTTGGTTTATTTTCTGTTGCTACAAACGCAACTAATTTATAAGGTTTATAATTTACACTTGTTGATATTATTTCATTTGCAAACCCCATTTCAACTGCTTGTGTACTTGTTAAGTCTGTAGCCTTTTGCATTAATGGTTCTAATTGTTCAATTGCTGTTCCTGTTTGCTTTGAATAGAAATCTAAAATCTTTTTTTGTTCAGCTTGTAAACTTTCACCTAAACTGATTAAGTCATCCGCTTCCATTGGTGTTGGTGAGTCAGGTTGCCAGTAAGGATTATGAATAAAGAAACGTGAATTTTCATGCAACTTTCTTACATCTCCAGCCATAAATATAATAGTTGCTATTGAGCCAACCATTCCTTCGCCTATTGTAGTAATTTTTTTACCGCTTGTTTTTAGTTTATCATAGATTGCCCATCCCTCAACTACCGAACCGCCACCGCTATTTATTGCAACATGAATATCAGTAACATCACTTTCTAAAGAATCTAAAAACTTTTTAAGCGCAGATAAATTAAAGGTTTCACCACCACCGAATAAAGACATTAAGTCTGCTCCACCAATGTAACCTTCTATATTTAATTTTGCAACTTTCATATTAATATGTAAATTTATTCAAAGTAAAAAATTTATATTTGCTTTTTATTATTACTTAATATATAAATGTCAAAGAAACCCAAAAATTATAAAGTGTATCAGGTTTGTTTAGGCTCAACTACATTGCATAAATTTGAATGTGATTTAACAGATAGTGAGCAAAGAGCATCTGCAAAAATTCGTGATATACTTAAAGACTATTATAAAGACAAAGAACCTTTCGGCTGGAAAGATTACGTTAAAAAATTAAAGTGAACTAACATTAACTGCTCTTTGTACGCTTCCTTGCGTTTTATTTATATCAGTTACCCTTACAACTGGATTAGGCATACTTTCAATAAATTTTTGCATCATAATTTGATTTTCTAACATATTAGTTGTTTCCATTCCAGCACTTCTTCCTGTAAAACCACCGTCAAACATACCGCTTATATGTGGCATTGGATTGCTCATTCCTAACCTCATGTTTTCCAATTGTCCAGCAAGTGCAGAACCTTTACTTGTATTTAAAACTCGTGAAGGTACAACGTATTCGTCTTTATGGTAAGTGTAACTTTTACTTCCTAAGTTAGTAGATACTTCATGCGGATTTCCTTCGCCTGTATAACCGCCTTCTTCAAATGAATTAACAATTTGTTTTGCTTGTGCCATATTTGAAGTAATTGCTACCAAACCAGCTGCTAACTTTGCATACGCTGCTATACCACCAGTCATTATATTATCAGGTGAAAGTGCTGAAAATGAAGTTGCGACTAAGTTAGATATTGCCATCCCTGTATTAGTTGCAATTTGAACAAGTGATGCAACTTTTTGTAATTGCTTTTGTTTTTCTTGGTCTTTAGTTAAAGCCATTCCAATATTAACTGCAACTTGCGCATAAGAGCCTAATAATGCTATATCAGCATCTCTAATTTTTTTCTTATCTTCCGCCTTTTGTTTTTCTAAATCTAATTCCTTTTTTGCATACTTTGCGTTTATTGATGCATATTCAGTGCTAAACTCATCTAACCCAACTAATTCTTGTTGTCTTTGTAAGTTTATAATTTCTTTTTTAATATCATATTGTTCTTCTAAATTATCAAATTGTTTATCGAATAAGCCTTGGTCTAATTTTTGTAATTCTGCAATTTCAGCCTCTTTACCACCTATTGCTATATCGTATATTTTTCTTACACCTTTTAATTGTTCTTCAATCCTTGCTTTATCAAGTTCTTTCATTTTAGTATCAAATTCAACCTGAGCCTTGTATCTTTCCTCATAAGTTGCATTTTCATTTTCTAAAACAATTTTTAATTTATATTCTTCTAATTGAATTTCATCTTCAACAGAACTTTCATTTAATAATTTTTTTTCTGCAATTTTAGTTTCATAAAAAGATATTTCTTCATCCTGATTTCTTTTTACACCTTCTAATAATTCTTTATGTTTATCGGCTAATTCCTTTAATCTTTTTAATTCTTGCTGTGCTGCTTTTTCATCTTTTTCTTTTTTCTCCTTTGCGGCCTGTGAGTTTATTTTTCCTATTTCAATATTAGATGCATCAATTATGTTTTGTTTTGCTTTTTCATGGTCTCTTAATGCTTTTTGATTTATTCCGTTATTTTCTGTTATTATTTTAAATTGTTCATCTAATGTTTTTATTCTTTCATCACGTTCTTTTTTTAAATCAAATATTGCATTTTGTGATGATGATTGTCTTGATTTTATTAGTGTTTCCTCAGAAGATTTTAAACTATCATAATAATCTTTTGAATTTTTCCTTTGTAATTGTCTAATTTTTTCTTCCTGTGCTGCTCTATCACCAGTTGCAGTAACTAATTCTTTTTGTAGTTTATCGTATTGTTCTTTTTCCTCTTTATTTAATTCACCTTTTTTCTTTGCAAGTCCTTTTAATGTATTTAACTCATTCCATTTTGTTAGCTCAATAGCATCTAATTTTTCTAATTCTAATTTTTCTGTATCTTTTCCAGCAGCCGCAGCTAATTTAATTTCAGCATCGTATCTTGCTTCAACTAATTCTAGTTGTTTTTCTAAACCTTCAATTATAATTTTACTTGTTTTTTCAGCTTGTTTATTTGTCAAGCCTAATGCATCTGTTAAAGCAAAAAAAGCATCGGTTACTAATGTTACAAGTCCGTCAATTATTCCAAACTTTTCAATTAACCTTCCTAATATATCAACTAATAGAAATATAGGCAAAGCTTTCATTGATGCTCCTAAGCCTTCTAAACCGATTTTAAATTTATCTAAATCAACATTAACAACTGATTCACGAAGCAAATTCATTGAAGCTGTTAATCTTTCAACACCACTACCTTTAAAAGCGTTTGTTGCATCTTTTACGTCATCCAGTTTATCTTTTAACTCAGCAAGTTTTTTAGCTGCTCCTTCCTCACCTCGAATAACCGCTGCACTATATTCTTTTATTTGTTCTCTTAATCCTTTTATTGTAGTAGCTTCCTCAATTGCTCCTTTAATTCTTTCTTTGAATAATGAAGGAAGTTGTTTTTCAATATCAATTCTTTTTTGAGTTAATCTTGCTTGTTCTTCCATTAAGGTTTTATAAACCTTACCGCCAATATTAACTTTATCTAAAGCATCCCTGTTTTCTTTTATTTGTTGCTTTAATCTTCCGTAACTACCTTCGGCAAATTTTGCTGCACTATTAACACCACCTAAAGCGTTTGTATTTGCTTTTAATGCATCATTTTGTTGTTTTAAAATAGCAGTAACCTCTTTACCTGCAGCTTGTGCTTTATTAAATTCATCACTACCTACAGCAGCATCTTTATAAACCTGTTTAAGTCGTTTTAATTCTTCCTCTAAACGCTTTATGTTATTTATAGTTTCACCAAATTCGGTGACAAATAGTTTAACCTCTGCCATGTTAGTTTATTTTTATTAATTCAACTTTTGTACTTTCATTCGAAGTATAGTCGAATTGATTTATTTTGCTTAAAAAGAAATATGAATTGAATTCTGAAATGTAGATAGGATAAAAATAATTTAAGTTTATAATATCTAAAATGTTTAATCTAATATCAGCCTTTACAATTTTTAATTGTTGTAGGATTGCAATTAAATCAACTGAATAGTCTAATTGGTTAGATGAAAATCCAGCTGAATAAGGTTTACTATTATCAATAAACCAAGTCATAGGAATGTTACTTGAAACTATTGTGTTTGTTGTTCCATCTGTGTAAGTAACTGAAAAATTATCTTTGTACTGGTAACAAGTTCTTGAAGTAACTCCGTTTTTAAAACTTGCTGTATCTATTAAAGAAACACCATCGTGCAAATTAATATAAACTACTTTCCTATTGCTTAATCTTCTAACTGTTTCGCTTGGTGCAAATGGACTTTCATAAAGATTTTTTTCTACTTCTAAGTTTTGATTATTGATTAAAATTATTCCATTACTTCCGTTTGGTATTGTATCAACAAATTTATCCTCTTTATGTTGTATTAAATTTCTTTGCCCATAACTATCAATTTTAAATTCAATAGAATGGTCATCTGTTTGGTCTAATTTATCGCTCCAATCTACAGCAAAAGGAATATTATTTTTGATTTGTGAAAACTCAAATAGAGTTACCTTTTTATTATCCTCATCTACTATTGGCACTAAGCAATAACGAATACAAGTATCTTTAAATAAATCACTTTGTTTTATTTCTGCTAAACAATTATTTGTGCTAACTATTCCACCAAACGAAAGTCCTTCGCCTAATTTAACCTCAAAGGTATCGCCATTACTTGTGTTAGTTGAAAATTGATTTATTACTCTTGAAGCAAAAAAGTTTGCATCGTTTCCACCATTCGCTGCTGTAAAATAACTAATGCAGAAACATTCTAAATACACTTGGTCTCCAGCTTCTAAGGTTACTTCCTTTGTTAAATTAATTGCATCACTAAAATTAATATTTACTAATCCATCAGTTCCGCTTATAACAGTTGAATTTGTATATATGTTTGTTGTCGTATATACTTGTGTTTGTACATTGTTTATTCTTATAATCCAATTAATTACATTCTTAACGTCAAATCTTGGAATATCGTTTACTGATTCATTAGGTCCGTTCTTCCAATATATTTTATGATTATAATTTATGTTTAAATCTAAATTTATATTATGTATGCCATCAACTCCAGCAATGTAATAATGGTTTCCGTTTGCATTAGTTGAATATCTATCAATATTCCCTTCTATTAAAGTATTAAAGTTGAATTGATTTGTTGTACTTCCTGAGTTTCCAGCATTGTTTCTGTATGTAATTGAAATAAATTCGCCATAAGTTGCTGGTGTTCCTACAATTTCAAATCCCCTCATTACTTGCCTGTTTCTTTCTGCACCTTTGTAAGTGTTCGCATCAATGGTTTCTTGGTCATTCTTTAAATCATTCTTTGAAGTCGGCAGAATATCGTTGTTGTAAGCATCAATACTTGTTTCAATATTATTGACTAAGGTATATCCAGCATCTTCGCAAATAGCTTCTATTAATGTTTTACGGAAGAATGAAGGTAGTAATAAACGTACATCAACTGTTGTTGTTGCAGTTGGCATACCGTTATAATCTATCATTGGAAAATAAATACCACCTGTTGCATTTCTTAAAGCTATTACATTCGCTAAACTCCAAATAGATTTTAAAGTTGGATTGTTTATTAAATCAATTTGGTTAATACTTTTATTCTTTATGATTTCATAAAATCCAGCGTTGCCAGTAAAGAATTGCAAACTAATATCGTTGTCAATTATTTCAATAGAAACAAAACCGCGTTTAAATAAAAAGCCATCAATTAATATTTCGCAGTTAAGCCTTTGATAAGGTATTAAGGTATCTGAATTAAGAAAATCGGAATAACCTAATATCTGTAAATTCTTATTTGTTTTTGGTATCTTAAATGTGTTTGAATATTCGCTTTCTCGCTTTGTAATATCTTCAATGTTAATTAAAGAAAATGATTGTACGACTTTTTCCTCATCGTATAAATCAATGATTTCATTTTGTATTTTAATTTCGAGAATAGCCACATTTATTGTCTTTGTATGTTTAACCTTTCAGCATATAAAAAGTTCATTGATATTTCATACATGTTTTCCTTTGTATTGTATTTTTCAAATGAACCTATATCTAATATCAATGGAATAAAAACACCATTAATATACTGCCAACATTGAATTGAATATCTAAGTGTATCTAAAAAGTCAATTTGATTTAAAGTTAATCCAGTTGAATAAACTTTGAATCCATTGTGAACATTTTTTATTTCAGAATACCTTTTAATATCGTTTGTTAAGTAAGTTGATTTCTTGCCTATTTCAACATTAAAATCTTTTCTTTGAGTGAATATAAAATTACCTCTTCCACCTTGTCTATTTAACCAAACTATATTAACATTTTCATCTGAACAGCAATTATCAATTTCTTCAAATAAAGATTCAACTACAATAACTGTAATTGCAGCATCCCCTTCAAAAGTATTTCTCAAATAAGCACTTGCATTATAATAAAAAGTTCCTGTTGAAGTTGGTGCTAAAGTCCAAAATTGAGTATAAGAACCAATTGTATTATTTGTAATCCATGCTGGTAATGTGCTGTTTATTATAAGCTGTTCTCCATTTGGGAAAAGTCCATCCGTTCCAAAACTTACTTCAGTTGTTTTATTTTTTTCAACTCTTATAACTCTATCATACTTATTATAAACTATTCCAGCATTATTGTAAACTAATGGTGGTGGTGGTTCAACTACATTAAAAATATAATTCAAATTATAGCCACCTGTTTGATAACCTTTATAAAAAAAAGAATCAAAAGGCAATACAAAAGTACCTGCAGTATTTATTTTAACTTTTATTTGAGTTACATAATCTGTACCATTATATAATTTAGTTGGTTGTAAAGCAGTTGTATAACTCAAAGGATAATTTAATGTGTTAACATTTGCAGATTGTGTAATTGTCAAATCACTTGGTCGTACATAATAATTAAAATTAGATGAAGGACTGAAATTTCCTATTACAAAATTATCTCCATAATTTAAATAAACATCACGTATAGGTTCATAATCATTGATATAAATTTGGTTTAAATCAATTGTTATTTCCTGACCTTTAATTAATGTGAATGTTTTTGCTGGAGTTGCCATTATGAAGTAGTTACTATTCTATATTTAATTGAGTAGTTTATCGTTCCATCACCCCCTGAAATTGCAGCTGAACAATCAATTGAAATTGAATCATTAATAACTGTATTTTCTAAATCTAAACTTGCTAAGTAACCTAAATAAACTCTATCTGTAGTTCCTGACAAAGTACTTGAATTTTCAACTGTAACTATATTTCTATTAGCAGTTACATATTTTAGTCTTAAATTTCCAGCGGTTGTAAATCCTGTTGTACCAGCTTTATAATGTAATGCAGTATTTTCAATAACATAATACTTATTAGCACCAGCAGCAGCCAATAAAGTAATTGGTGTTGTATCTAATGCGTTAATTTGAGCAGCAGTTAAACTTCCTGTTAATTCAGTTACAGGAAATGTTTGCCACGTTTTATCACCCCTCCAATATTGTGAAGTTGTACCTGCTGTAATTAAATCTTCGTATGAATCAGTAATATCATTTACAACTGTTCTTACATCATTTGCTGAAATATCACCACTTGTATTGTCTGCTAATAAAGTTGAAATTTCGCTTAATATCTGTGCTTTTGTTTTTACCGCCATTGTGTAATTAATTTATATCAAAACCTTGTGAAAATTGATTTGTTTGAAATGCATTATTGAATCCTGCTACCGCTTGGTCATAACCATTAAAAGCTTTTAACTTAGGATAACCACCGTCAAATATAGTGTAAAAAGTGTTTCCACACCCCCATAAAAGTTGTTCATCTACATTTGTCAATGGTAAACCATTTGATAAATAAACAGCATTTAATTCATCTGTTGAAATACTTGAATTAAGAACTAAAGCATAATCAGTAATTTCCTCATCCCATACTAAGCGAAATGCATTAAAAACGCTAAAATCATAATCCTGTGTTAATACTGGTGGTTCAATAGTAAAACATTTTTGTACTATACCTTTTATATTTATTTCTAATTGATAATTAGAATTGAATATATAAGTAAATGAAGTTACTAAGGTATAAGGCAAAGCAGCATCAAATTGTTCACCAGTATTAAAACCTTTGTATAATTCAAATTGTGGTAGCCTAAGCGACTTTATAAATACATCACCTGTTATATTAACATCAAAAGGAAAATCAATTACAACTGAATTATTTGTTGAGGTTATAACTCTATGCTTTCCTGCATAAATTCCTGTGTCAATCCAAACGTATTCATTTTTTGAAGGATTTATATCCCAAGTATAATAAAGATTGATTTGTGTTTTTCCAGTTCCAACGCTTGATGCTATTTGTTCACTTGCAGAAAATACTTGATATTGCTTAAAATCAAATAAAAAAATAATATCGGAATATGCTGCATTCCAAAGATAATTAGGTGCGTCTGTTAAATATACGTTTGTTGCCATTTATCCTAAGTCCTTTTTAAATTCCGCTGCAATATCCGCTTCTATTTGTTTTGTAAATTTATCATTAAAGTCCTTAATCATTTCATTTGTTATTACATTATCTAATAAACCTGTATTCTTTTTGCCACTAAATAAATAAATTGAATTTCCTTCTCTATGTATTTTGCGACTAATTAAATAAGCTAATTGATTTTCTGAAATATCACTTGTAATTCCTTTGTCTTTAATCCATTGTTTTATTTTATCTTTTACAGTTCCAGAACCTGCTTTTGTTGTTGGCGCTCTTCCATAAATAGAAAAATAAATATAATCTTCGCCCCAAATTATTAATTGAGTATCTGTAATTTCATAACGTAAACTATTTGCTAATCTTCCACTTGCACTTACTGGAGCTGAAAAAGTTTTTTCAATTCTTTTGCCTTGCTCATATCTTACCGACTTTCTTGGAATAGGCTTTGTTTTTAAAACTATTCTTAAATCAGTAATAACTTTTTGAGCAAATTGTTCTATTAAAACCTGTTGGCTTAAAGTTAGCATTGATTTGGTTCAATAACTGTTAATGTTAATAAAACTCCAGTCATAACACCTTTAATTCTATAAACAGGCTGCAATGTAAACGTTCCTGAAATTGAATAAGTATAATTATCTAAAAAGTAATTTAACCATGCAATAGATTCCGTTTCCATTTGTGCAATTTTTTCTTCCATTGATAATTGGCTTTTTTCATTTATAACCTCATCACTTTCAGAATCAGGTTCATCCTGTGTTAAAAAACCAATTACAATTGCATCTGTTTTAAATTGGTCTGTAATGCCTATTGTTTTAGTTATTGGTTCTAAATAAACAAATGTGCCAATATTAAGTTCCTTTGCTGAATCTAAAGCTGTATCCGAACTTCTTCCATGAACAAATAAAGGATTTGTTATTGAAGGGCAATTATTTACTGATTCTCTAATATTTTGAATTATAGTCATAGCTTATTAAGTATTTCTTTTACCTCAATCCAATATTCTTGTTTTGTGGTATCTTTTAATATTTCATCAATTGCTAAAATACTACATTTGATGGCTTCCTCTTTGCTCCTTATTACAGTATTAATATAAAACTTTCCAATTAAATAAAAGGCACATTCTGTTGGCTTCATTTCTGTTTTATTAATTCTCGTTCATAATCTGACTTTAATTTATCATAAAGTAATAAATGATAAACAACTCTTGTAGTTTGTTTTAAAACCTCATCAATGGTACTACCTAAAGCCCCTCTTCTTGCTAATTCAACGTAAGTACCGAAGCTTCCGAATCGGTCGATTCTTTCAATTCCTGCAATAAGTTGTTTTTCATCCCTACTGCTTTCATTAAGTTCTGAATATTGCTTATAGAAATCATCCATTGATTTAAAAAAAAACCTACTGTTCCAATTACTTCGCTAAATGGTTCGTTGCTAATATCATCACCAGTTAAGTGTTTAATTATTTCAGGTGCTAAATCCAAAAAGTTTTTATCTGAATTTTGGCTTATAATGTTTCTTACTTTTTCGGTATCACCATAACTTTTAGAACCATAGTCAAAATCTTTGTATTTTTCTTTTGGCTCATTTGATTCCATTATTGAAACATCACTAATAAATTGAACGCAATTATAAAGAATAGCAACTGACTTATTTTGAAGGCTGTTAAGTTCTTCAATTTCAATTCCTATTAATTTACATAAAGCTAAGTCAGGTTCTTTTATCTTTATTACTTCAATTGCTTTAATGTAAGGCACATCTGCCCAGCTTGTTGGAATTTCATATTCCTTTCCTTTAATTTCCGCTTTTATCATTAGTAATTGTTTCGGCTTCCAAAGTTAGTAATTTTTGGTTTCATAAATGTAATTTGTGGAGCTTTCCATGTATGTATGCAATATCTTAAAGCATCACAGGCATCGTCATTTATTTTTATAGGTTCTTCAAGTAGTTTTTCGTTTCGGTCTTTTTTCCATGAATAAGAACGTAACTCTTTAATTAAATCAACAGAAGATTCATGAATGTAAAGTTCCTTTGACTTAACACTATCTATTCCTTTTTTAACATCCTTTACAGCATCTTTTATATTAAACCCAGCTAAATATATTTCTCGTATGCTTTCAGGTCTTGAATAGTCTGCAAATATCTCTGCTGTTCGGTTAATATTTAATTGCTTAAGCCTTTCAATTAATTGTTGATTAGTCATGTGGCTTTCATAAATCAATTGTTCAGCATAAAATTTTCCATCATTTTCTGTAACTTTAACTAATGCAGTCGGGTGGTTATAACCAAAGTCAAGACCGTATGCAACATTCCCTTCAGGAATACTTTTTGTTTGTTTCCAATGTGTAAAAATTAAGCTTTCAGCAAATCCAAGTTCACCTTCACCAAATACTCTCCACCAGTTTGGGTCTGTTAATCTTCTGCTTTCAATTGACTTAACTATATTGTTATCTAAGTAAGGATTGTCTTTATAAGTTGATTTAATAAATGTGTGTTCAACTTCATTTCTTAAAAGATTTTCGTGCAACCAAAATTCATGGCTTGGATTATAATCTAAATAAATTTGATTTTTTGTTCTTACTTCTAATTGGTTATAAGTTTCAAAACTTACATTGTTGCACTCATTAATAAAAAGATAATCCCTTCGTGCTCCTCTTACTTTGTCTCCACTATCAGCACTAAAAAACTCTATTATTGAATTTCCAACTTTATAGATATTATTTGTTTTGTCATGGTATTTTTCAGAATACAATTTATCATTTATCAATATCTTAAAAAAGTCCCTCATTGCTCCTCTTTTTAAATGTGGGAGTGTTTCACTAACTATTGAAATGTGAATACCTTGCTTTTTGTAAGCTATTAAATAAAGTAGTTGCAGCATTGAATAAGTCTTTGATGAACTTGTACCACCTTGACTTATAACATACCTTGTATTAGATGCTAATAGCTTACTAAAAACATTTGTTGTGTTCAAAGTTTATTTATTAAATCTAAATCAGTTGGATTAATTACATTGATGCTTAAAGTTCCTTCAACTTTACTTTCAAGTTTGCTTTCACTTCTTGCTAATTTTGGCTTAAAGTATTCAAGTAATATTGTATAATATTTTATGAAGTCTTCAGGTTCACAGCTTCCTAAAATTAATTTAACCCTTTCAGCTCCGCTTTCAGTTATAAATTCCCCTAAGTTTTCCCATGCTTTAGTTTTTTCACTTATAGCTCCATTAGGTTTAAATCCTTTATGTCCCTTTTTAAATGGCATATAATTTTATATAATTTATATCAATTTACTAATATCAAAGATATAATTAAAAAGATAGCAAACAAAATTAATTGATAATCACTTTTTTTCATTAGTCTGTAAAGCCTTTAAATATTTCATGTATTGATTCCAGTCGAATGTTCCACGAATAGAGTTTACATCTAATTTTTTTACCCACCATTCTGTTTTAGAAATTAGTGAAAGATTTGTTTGATTGTTTGTTTTCATGTTTATTTGATTTTAGTTAATTTTTAAATAAGTCGCTACTTTATAGCGCAAAGATGTAAGTTAGCAACAAGCGGTGTTCGTGCATCTAATCAAGGTTATCGCTAAATAAACCGTAATTAAATATTTTTTGCCCACGCTCTTCAACTTTTATAAAGTTGTTAAGGTTTGGTATCTGCTTGCTTAATTCTTTCATTATTTTCCATTGTGGTAATCTGTGAGTTCCGCTTATGCCTTTTGATATTGCCTTCCAATCGGTAGTTTTTAAAACATCAATTATTTGTTCTTTAAGTTTGTGGGTTATGGAAAAATAACACTCTAAAGAAAATTGCCCTATTTCTTGTGGTTGTCTACCAACACATCCCGCACCAAA